AGGGATGGCGTTCTCAAGATAGAAGGCAACAGCGGTGTTTTACTTCCCAATGGTTTGTACTTGCGCTATCCGAACCTACGCATACTTCAGAGTGAGGAAGGTAAGGCCGAGATGGTGTACGACACCAAGCGGGGCAAAGCCACGATACCCAACCGAATCTATGGCGGTAAGGTAATCGAGAACGTATGCCAAGCCCTAGCTCGTATCGTGATCGGTGAGCAGATGCTATTGATCGCCAAGAAGTACAAGGTTGTGATGACTGTGCATGATGCGATTGCTTGCATAGCGCCGAAAGCCGAGGCTCAGACTGCGCAAGAATACGTAGAGATGTGTATGCGCGTGCGCCCCAAGTGGGCACTTGACCTACCGCTTAACTGCGAATCAGGATACGGACAGAGCTATGGGGCTTGTTGAAAATGGAGTACGTGTACTGTGGAAATACTGGCACAGGCGGTTCCCCGAGATTCATTACTCATGGGAGCGGTGGAGCTACAACGACCGCAAAGAATACTACGAGAAGCGTTTCCCTCCTGAGCAAGAAAGTTAATTTATGAAACAACTTATTTGGTCGTTCAGCAGTCTTAAGACCTTTCAGCAGTGCCCTAAGAAATACTTCCATACCAAGGTTGCCAAGGATGTAGTCGAGGGCGATACAACTGCTACGCTGTACGGCAAGGAGATGCACACGGTTGCCGAGGAATACATTCGAGATAGCACGCCCATACCTGAGAAGTTTGCGTACATTAGATCTTCTCTAGATAGACTAAACGCCATTCCCGGGGAGAAGCATTGCGAGGTAAAACTAGGGTTGACCAAAGACCTAGAGCCTTGCGAGTTCTCAGCCGAGGGTGTGTGGTGGCATGGCATTGCCGACTTGGTTATCTTAAACCGCGACAAGAAGCTAGCCTACTCGGTTGACTACAAGACAAGTAAGAACGCACGCTATGCCGATATGGGTCAGCTTGACCTGATTGCTACTGCTTTGTTTGCCAAGTACCCCGAGATCGAGCGTGTTAAGTCTGCGCTTATGTTCGTAGTCAGTAAAGAATTCATCAAGGCCGAGCACGATGCCAAGATGAAGTTAGTGTATGTGCAGAAAGTGTTGCCCGATATTGAGCGGCTCGAAGGCGCATTCATGAGCGGGGTGTGGAACCCCAAAACAGGGCCACTCTGCAAGTGGTGTTCAGTAAAGCAATGTGAATACAACAAAGGATAAACCATGTCAGATGATTATGTACGCGCACGTAATACAGACCCCTCGACAAGTCACGAGGCGGCAGATAAAGTAGGGGAGTTCGTCCATGCCCACTACTATCAAATACTACACGCCTTGTTAGACCATGGCCCGCTCGGTAAAGATGGTATTGCTAAGGTAGCGAATATGAATAGCCGTGAAGATGGCGTTGCTGTATCCCGTCGACTGCCTGAGTTGCAGAAGATGGGCTTAGTATCCCCCACAGGCGAGAAAGTTCTATCACGTAGCGGTCGTAGCGAACGTGAATGGGCTATTAACGAAGTCGTATATCAAGAAAGAGTTAAACAAAATGCCTTACGTAAACAAACCCCGTCCTTATAAAAAGGAATACCAACAGCAGGTCGAGCGTGGCGAGTTGCCTAATCGGATGGAGCGTCAGCGTGCCCGTAATGAGTACGACAAGAAACACCCCGACAAGAACAACGATGGCACTGCCGATTCCAGAGAAGGTAAAGACATTGCCCACGTTAAAGCGCTGAGTAAAGGTGGCGTTAACAAGGATGGCACAAAGGTGCAATCCCCAACGGCTAACCGTTCGTTCAAGCGTAACTCACAACACAAGTTGGTGACTGAGACAAGCACCAAGGAACGTAAGAAGAAATGAACCTATCAGAGTATGACTGGCCGCGACCACACGGCTTCACCCCGTTCGATCATCAGAAGATTACCTCCGAGTTTTTAATCAGTAACCGCAAGAGCTTTTGCTTTAATGAGCAAGGCACAGGCAAGACTGCATCAGTGATTTGGGCGGTAGATTATTTGATGAAAGTTGGAGTAGTTAGCCGAGTGCTTATTGTCTGCCCATTGTCGGTGATGAAGGCCGCATGGCAAGAGGATCTATTTAAGTTTGCTCTGCATCGCACAGTAGCCGTAGCGCACGGTGGAAGAGAGAAGCGTAAGCAAATCCTTAACGGGCTTGCTGAGTTTGTCATCATTAACTTTGATGGCGTTGAGATCGTTAAGAAAGAAATTATGGCGGGTGGGTTTGATCTCATTGTGATTGACGAAGCGTCTGCGTACAAGAACGCGCAGACTGACAGATGGAGAACCATGCGAGACATTACCAAAGTCATCAAAGGCTTGTGGATGTTAACTGGAACGCCAGCCGCTCAGTCGCCTGTGGATGCTTACGGATTGGCAAAGCTTGTGAACCCTAAAGGTGTGTCGCCTTTCTTTGGTCAGTTCCGCGATACAGTCATGCACAAGATTAGTGACTATCGTTGGATACCTAAGCCCACTGCGGAAGCAACTGTACACAAGATACTTCAGCCTGCTATTCGGTTTGAAAAAGCCGACTGCCTTGACTTGCCCGAGGTTACTGCCGTTGATCGAGAGGCTCCACTTTCACCACAGCAGATGAAGTACTACAACATACTCAAGAAGCAGATGTTAATTGAGGCAGCAGGAGAAGAGATTACAGCTATCAACGCCGCAGTAAAGCTCAACAAGCTCTTGCAAATCTCAGGTGGTGCAGTGTATTCAGACACAGGCGAAGTGATTGAGTTTGATGTGTCTGATCGCCTTAAAGTTATCAAGGAAGTGATTGACGAGTCAAGCCACAAGGTTCTTGTATTCGTTCCGTTTACACACACGATTGAGTTGTTAACCAAATACTTAATTAAGAACAGCATTACATGTGATGTCATTAACGGGGCTGTGTCTGCTAACAGACGTGCAGAGATAGTCAAAGAATTTCAGAATCGTACAGACCCTAAAGTGCTTATCATCCAACCGCAAGCGGCATCACACGGGTTAACACTGACTGCGGCTAACACTGTTATTTGGTACGCTCCCACCTCCAGTGTTGAAACGTATCTTCAAGCAAACGCACGCATCGACAGGCCCGGCCAACGCAATCCAATGACTATCGTACACATACACGGAAGCCCAACAGAGAAACGTTTATATGCTTTGTTGCGTAACAACGTAGCGAACCATAACAAAATAATTGATTTGTACAGAGAAGAATTTCTAGACACCCCTTGACAATGTCAAATGTTGTGTTACATTAGAGTTTTATAAGGAGCATTAGATGGAAGAAGTTGAAGACAAAGTCACCTCCGTAGACTTGGACAGATTGACAGCAATCTATATCAAGATACGCGACAAGCGAGCCGCAAACAAAAAAGTATTTGAAGCCGAGGACACCGATCTTGAAGATCAAATGAAAGTGTTAGCGCAAGAAATGCTTGATGTATGCAAAGACATGAATGCCGACAGCATTCGCACCCCACATGGCACGATCATGCGTTCAATTAAGTCACGGTATTGGACGAACGATTGGGATTCAATCTACGGTTTCATTGAAGAGACCGGAGCATTTGGCCTGTTAGAGAAACGACTTCATCAAACAAACATGAAAGACTTTCTTGCTGAGAATCCAGACCTTTACCCCAAGGGGTTAAATGTCGAAAGTGAATACACCGTGGTAGTTAGACGTTCTAAAGAAAGCTGAAAATGAGTAACATTACAATCCTCAACGAAGACCTCCCCGAATTCTTGCAAACCGCAGGAGTTAGCGACCTTACACGACAACTAGCAGGTCGTACCGGAGTCAAACGCATTGTGCCTAAGAACGGCATTTTCCGTAAGACAGTCGGTGGCGAAGAGATGGGCAAGGTCAAGGGCAACCTACATGCCGTCATCGTTAACGCATCCCCTGCTGTGGGTCGTATCTTCTACGTTAAACAGTGGAGCCCTGATACGGAGCCAACTGCACCTGATTGCTTCTCTAATGATGGGCGTGCACCCGATGCAGGGGCAACAAACCCGCAAGCAGATCGTTGCGATAGTTGCGGTCAGAATATCAAAGGCTCAGGCCAAGGTAATTCTAAGGCTTGCCGCTATTCACGCCGCATTGCGCTTGTGTTGGAAGAAGACTTTGGCACAAACCTTGAAGGTTCCGTTTATCAAATGAACTTGGCATCCAAGTCTTTGTTTGGTGAGAGCGTAGGCGATAACACGCACACGTTTGAAAACTACTCTAAGTACTTGTCCAACAACGGCAAGAGCTTAGACTACGTTGTAACGCAAATTAGTTTCAACGAAGACAATGACAACCAGTCCGTGTTGTTCACGCCGACTAAGTACATTAACAAGACACAGTACGCTGTGACGAGCAAAGTGGCTAACACTCCTGAAGTGCAGAAGATGGTCGTTATGACACCATACCAAGCAGACATGTCAGGTAAGCTTAAGTTAGAAGCACCTACTCCTATGGGCAAGATGCTTGATGAAGACGAAGAAAAGGCAATGGCTAAAGTAAAAGCTAGCCCGATTGACGAGCCAATCAAACGTCCTGCTAAGACCGCGCCTACGCCTGTGACCAAGAAAGATTTGGATTCCGTGGTTAAGGCTTGGAGCGACGAGGAATAATTATGACCTATGGTTACAGCCAACGCTTAGTGGACGCGATTCAAAACGATGACTCTAAGTCGTTGGATGTGGCTTTAGGAAAGTTCCTACTCCGCAACAATATTCCGGTTACCGAAGCTTCAGAAGCCTTGGGGGTAAGTCGAATGACGATTTACAACTGGCTGATGGGGGAGACTCACCCCTCAAAAGAAAACGGTTTCCGGATTATTGGATGGATGAGAACCTACAAAAAAGCCCAAAGAGAAGCAAAAGAAAAACATGTCCCACTTTGACCTACTAGACGCAGTACTACCCACAGAGGGTCGGTACTGTGTGTTTGGGCTAGGGAAGTATCCAGATCAGAAGTTTTTTAGTACAAGAGCAGAAGTAGATGAACAGATTGAGACGCTAGTAAGCAACAAGTTCGATGTGTTTTTTGGCTGTGCCAAGTTCGGCCCGCTTAACAATCGCACACATGAAAACGTTGCTTATGTTCGCGCATTGTGGATGGACATTGATTGCGGCCCCACGAAGGCTGTACCCGATGAAAAGGGAGTCATCAAGGGTTACATTGACCAAGCCACAGGTCTTGCTGAGTTCAAGAAGTTCTGCAAAAACGTAGGGTTACCGCAACCAATTTTGGTTAGTTCAGGCTACGGCATCCACGCATACTGGTTGCTTGAAGAGACCATAACTCGCACAGATTGGGAACCCCTTGCAAACCGCCTTCGTGAGTTGTGCGTAGAGCAAGGATTCATTGTCG